GTCGGTCAATCAAAAGAGCATCGTCTACCTCCAACACAGGATTAATAAACATCCGCAAAGTTAAATCTATCAGTTGTAATTCGTCTGCTGGGAACGCACTCGACAATACTTGGAAGAGCTTAAAAGTTAGCTCCACATCGTTCTTACAGTATTCGCCGTATTGCGCAAGCTCGCTATTTGAGAAACCAGTTATATTCTTGCCTTTAGCGTCAATGACCTCTGTACCCTTCTTGCCTAAGTTGTAACGCTCGGATAGGTACGCTAAAGAGCCTCCAACATCCACACCGTTGGTCGCCCTACCCATGCAAAGCGTATCGAGATATAGCTTGGGTTTAATGCCAAATCGCCATGCAAGGATTGCACCATCAAACATCGTGTTATGACAAAGGAGAGCAGAATCGTTCCACGGGTACGTGGAAAGGTATTTTTGGATGTCAAGGTGTGAGCCAGAGAACCACTCAGTGATGCCCTCGCCAACCTTGACACCAACACCAATCACTTCAAAGCGTTTGTCCCTGATATATTCCTCAGTTGTTAGCTTAGTTAGTGAGTAGTCTTGAGCGTAGTAAGTCTCAAAGTCTAAGGTGATTAGTTGCACTTAAATCCTTAAATAACAAATTCAATAGATACAAAAATAGGGAGCAGAGCATAAGCCCGACTCCCTAGGGATTACTTACTTAAATTTTCAATCTCACGATTGAGATACCATTGCGCCTTACGCAAATCTTCTAACTTATTTCCTTTGTGGTCAGCACGTGTAATGTATTTGATTACATTGCCAAGGTTATAGTTAAGAGACTTTGCTTCGATGAAATCAATAGTTTCGATCCCGCCCGCTTTGTAGTGTGGTGGGTGGTTGACCGCATCAACTTTAGTATAAGTACCAATTCTTGTTTTCAGCTTAAATGGTCTTCCACGCTTACGTGGAACGCTACTTAGGTTGCTTTTGGCTTGCTTCTTTGCCAAGTATGTAGCTTGATACACACTATCCACACTAACCTTTATTGCTTTGGCTACGTCTCTTGCCTTTGCTCTTGGGTTAGATGCAATGTACTTCATTATCTTTGATGCTTTACTTTCTTTTTTCATTTACTTCTCCTTGTGGTTGGACTACGTTTTACTGCAACAATTCCTGATTCATCTTTAGCTTTGCGAGCCTTAAGCATCTCATCAGCAAACTTATAACAATCTTCGGGACTTGCGCCTGTGATAATTTTGAACATAGCAAAACAATCTCTTAGGTCTTGCTCATTCATCTTCTTTGTCCTTTAAAGATTCCCTCATTAAATTTTCCATTAACTCAATCGCCCGATTGAAACCAGTTGTATAGGCTTCCTCAAGTCCGCCATCGGAAGTTACAAACTTTTCGCTCTCAATCCAATCCTTAAACTCTTCTTTTGCTCTCATGAGAAATGCACCTCCATATAGTCATTAACATTAGATTCATTGATGACGATTGCATAGCCACCATTCTTTTCAATCCGATTAAGGTTATCCATCTGCAATGCCGTCGGCTTGTTAGCGCCCGACTTAATTTCTAAGCCGTAGAACTTTCCTTTGTGACACACAACAATGTCAGGCGCACCGCTACTACCATAACCGCCTGTGGCTGGCATGATGTAATAGATTCCTTTCTCTTTAAGATACTTCTTAACTACGTCTTTAACTTTTCCTTCGGGTGTCATTGCCATCTCATACTCCTCCTTGTTTCGTTGTTCAAGTGTGGGCTGACGTTTCCAAAACCTAGCCCAATAGATTTGTTCATCTCTATTCACCACGCAATGCCATCAAAGATTTATAGGAGAGAACGATACAAAACCAACTGTCACTCGCTCGCCATCCTATATCTCTAAAATTACTATCAACTGTCGTGGACATTAAATGCAACTGAGTTACCTTCTCATCAGATAAGATTTGTTTTGCACTTGCCAGCACCATCGCCATCTTGGTCTTAACTTCATCAGGTAATGTGTGTTCATCAAATACCCGAGTAAATTTATCACCGACATATATGGTGTAGGAGTTTCCTTCCTTACGCAAAGGGACACGATAGAGGTTGAAGTCATACTGGTGAACTACTGGGCTTAAATCCCTGAGCATGGAATTAATGTCCAATGGCAGTTGAACTCATCTGTTGGGCGGACAGAAACATTTATCAGGTCAAGGTCAGGGTTGTATCCACTAGTATGTGGAACAGTATTTGCGTAGAACGTGGTAACATTTTTACCCTCTGCATGAACCTTGTTCATCAGCATGACTGCCTTGAACTCGTCAGGCAATTCCTTCATACGTTTGAACGGTTTGACTATCTCGAAAGAGTAGTTGTCTGAACCTTGTCTTGGCATACGTTTAACTGAACCTATAACTAAATGATTTAACTTATCCGCACCGATTGCGTAGAACTCTGTACTGAAAAAACGGTCAATATCTTTTCGCTTCTCTACCTTGATTCTATCTTGCTTATCCCATTTGTCAAGTGCTTCTTTACAATTATTTATATTTAATATATTAGGACTTTCCCCTAGTAAGATAACCTTGAGCATCGTATGAACTTCATCGGCAGAAAAATTAGTTTGCTTCCAATCTCGACCATGATGAGTATCCATTAGAGATATGCCCCCATTAAATGCTTCGGCTGGAAACTTGTTTACCATTCCACTAGGGGGTGGAACTACATTTTGTCGTTTGAGTGTAGCCATCAGCGTTGAGAGTTTTTTACTATGCACAGTCTCTCGGTCAGCGGAGTCAGAGCCACGCTCTTTCTTATAGAAAGGTGAGCGATAGTTATACACATCATGCCCATCCTCTTTGTCAGTCCACACCTTTGCAACCATGAAACCGCTAGGGTCGGCTAACAAAAAACTGATAGGGCTACTACGACTTAGAGCATGAGGGTCAACCTTGTCTACAACCTTCAGTCCATACTTGAAGTTTAGTTCTTGTATGAGTTTCTTAGTTGGTGACTCATTAATAAGATGCTCAAGATGCTCATTTTCAAATCCTTCGTATATGAGTTTCATTTACTTCTCCTTATAGTTGTTCTACTTCTTTGCCATTGACTGTAATATCTACACCCCACTCACTTGGAGGATAAGGCTTGTTAGGCTCATACTCTGTGAGTTTCATAACTGATGGATTCTTCTTGTACAACTCTTTGTTCAGCTTACGTTTGAGATTACTGAACACTACGTCTAACTCTACCGCTCGGTTGTAATAGCTACTACCATTGGGGTCAGAGAACGCACGATACCTTGAGAATAAGTTCTGAACATCGTACGCAAGTGCGTACGCAATGCCAGCATCTAGTGGAGAAGTATTTAGATTCTCCTCGGCAAACTTGACAAGCTTTTCTTGCTCTGCGCTATGCAGTTGCCAATTCTCTGTCGTTATGCCTAATGGCTTTAATACGTCAGCCATCGTCTCCATGTAGCCCTTCCAGTCCATCGCTTTGAGCATGACCTCGTTGATTTTGTAGAAGTCTGTGTATCGGCTAAGAAACTCTTTGGCATCCTTACGGCTAACACGCTTGCCAACGACTTGGTATTGGCTACTCTCATGGGGCATCATCGTCTCGCAATAAACTCTCATGCCTTTAAAGATTGGATGTAAGACATCGTTTGTTCTATATATCATTCCACCATGACGTGAACTCCTAAGAAACCACCCTCTCGCCCAGTTAGACATGATTTGGTTATCGCCCTGTCCGTAGTAAGCACTCGTAAATTCAAACGTATTGTCCGAACGCACTATGCCCAACTCTCTAGGAATTGAACTATAACTTTCATAGACGATGTTTCCTTCATAGTCTTCTCTCTTGTGGATAGTGCCTTGGTTGGCTTGCCACTCTTCCTTTGTATGCTCGTGACGTTTATAGGTATGACCATATCGCACCGAATACACTTGCTCGCCGTTACGCTCTTCGCTTACAAAGTCTTTAGTGTTGTGTCGTCTGTCGCCAATGGGAAACCTATTGGTTGTCCCTCTGTATGGCTTCTGAGTTTTAGTAATCTCGGTCAGTCTTGACCATTCCAATGCTTTCATTGTCCTTCTCCTTTAAAGTGTTCATCTAAGTCTTTCATTACGGCTCTCCATATACCAGCGATAAACTCATCGCCATCATGGGTTGCCATTCTTTCTAGTGCTATCGTGTATGCCCCTTCTCCATGTTGCTTTATTAGGTCTTGAACAAGGTTGTACTTGATTCGTGCATATCCTCCGTCGCCCATGTTTACTCCCTTTCAAAGATAACTTTCTTACCGCATGGAACTTCTAAGCCCTTGTTCTGAGTAATCATCCACAGGGTAGGTGGAACGATATTCCACTCGATGTCACTCTCGACATAGCCATCGGTAAATACAATCACACACTCTGCGTTAAGTTTCTTCTCATTGATGTAGGTCGCAACAGACCCCACGTGAGTACCACCACCGCCTAATGGTTTTAGTAATGATGCAATGTTGTTAAACGATTCGGGTTTGAAGACTTGTTCGCCATGCACCATGGTGTCCCACCACAAAACACGTACCGCTTCGGGTTGCACAAGGTCACAGATGGATGCCAGTTCTGAGGCAAACTCGGTAAGTTCAGCACCACCAATAGAGCCTGACGTATCGATGGCTACGATAACCTCGCCGATAGTTTCGTTCTCCATGCTTGGCATATAAATATCATTTGCCGTCTGACGCTTGTTCATACGTCGCCACGTAAACTCATCCTTGCCTTTCATCGCTGATGAAACAAAGTCACGTAGTGCATCTCGCCAATCAATCTTGGGTTCAAGCAACTCGCCGATAACACGTGGCATCTTCGCACCCATACGACCAGCAAGCATACCGCCCTCACGCAATGCTTTGTCAATGCCATCCGACAACTCTTTGATTTCTTCGGGAGTCATCTCTTGGAAGTTTTCCCAGTCATGCTCATCGAAACCATCGCCACCCATGTCATACTCTTTGCCATTGGCTTTGATTTTGTTATCTTGCTTTCCACCCTGTGATGGAGAACTATTTTGCTCGTCATCACCCACGCCCTGTCCATCATCGGCGTCGTCTTTACGTGAGCCTGATGAGCTACCCTTACCTTTACCTCGCTGAGGATTCTCCTTACGGATGTAGTTGTAGACCTCACGCATATTCCAGTTGTGAAAGAATGGGTCATACAACGCACCCTCGGGCAACAGAACAATAGCCTCGTTACCTCCGCTAATAGTTCCTTTGATGTTGAAGATGATGTCGTTGACGACAAAATCCGCCGCCATGTTTGCAATCTTAGAGTCTTCCTTGAACATATCCTTGCCACGTGGGATTTGTTTCAATGCCACATGAAGATTCTCATGGAGGACAAGACCACGCAACTTGGGTTCGCAGTCGATAGTCTCTAAGAATGGCTTAGAGTATCTCTTGTTGACACCATCTGTGTATGCCGTAAAGGACTTATCACTCACCTCCGACTTACCCATCAGCATGACACCGCTATACAACGCAGTCTCAGGATGTTTCATTAGTGCGATGTGCGCTTTCTTCAAGCGAACTTCTTGTTTGTTATTCATTTGTTACTCCTTGTTAATTAGACAATATAAAAACCCTGCAATCACACCCAATCCGAACATGATGAGAGACCACATAAATATTCCGACTTCCATAGCTTTCCACCTCCTCGTGGTTAGTTAATTAGAACAACTCATGATTGTTCTTAGCCCACTCTGCAATCTGCATATTGTGGCGAGCAAGTTTCATAGCCTTTGTGTTACGCATCATCATGGTAAAGAACACCGCTTGCACCTCTGAACTAGGAATCTTATTGACGAACTTCATGAACTTGTTCAACTCGTCTTGGGTTTCCAGTACGTCTACTGCTTGGAACATAATCATTAACTGCGCTGATACTTCGTCGGGAACTTTAACTCCCTCTGGGTCCTTGACGATGTCTTTCACATCCATCAGAGTCTTCTCTAGCGATAGAAACGCTGACATATCACCAGCACCAGCAAGACCGATAGTGCCAGCCAATGCGACCATCGTTGCATTCTCACCCAACACGTCACGATTGCGAACAATCACGTCACACTTAGCGAGAGACCTTGGCGAACAGAATGACAGTTGAGTCTTCTTGGGGTTGAACACGTATGGGTTGTCGTCTTGGTTGCCATCACGATACGATGCCAATGTCCTTGGGAACAACGCAACGAACGCACGAACAACACGAGAAACACCATTAGCTGACGCCCACTCTAGCCACTCATTAGGCACAGGCTTTGCCATCTCCATAATGCACACACGATTACCAGCATGAGCCAACATCGTGTCGCCCACCCCATCGCTTGAATTGTTTGACGTGCCGAAAACTATGCTTCCATCGGGTAGTGGAACGTCACCTACCATTCTCTCCAACATCAAACGGGTAAAGATAACTTGCAGTAACTTAGGTGACTTCATGAACTCGTCAAGCAAGATGACCTTTGGTTTAGGAGAGTCAAGCTTGAAGAGAGACGATACGTAATACTCGAGTTGCTTGCTTGCATGGTTGGGAATAGTCATACCGATGTCTGACATATCTTTTACGGGACAGTCCACATAGATGTAGTCATAGCCCTCGCCCAAATCCTCACGAATCATAGATAAGAGAGAAGTCTTACCACATCCAGGCTCAGACAGAATGATTGGTGTGAGTGATGAACCTATTAGAGGAATGGTCTTGCGTAACTCGTTGATGGTTACGGTTGCATTGAAGTTGAGTTTGCTCATTTGTATTTCTCCTTGATTAGATTGAATTGAAACTACCGAACTTGGAAAGGATGTCGTCTATCCCTTCCTTAACATGATGGCGAACTGCATCGGAATCTCTGATGTCCTCTGCCTTCACACCACGTAATACTTTCTCTAGCGATGCACGTGCTTGCTCTAATCCTGAATCATTCTTAAGATTAAATCGCTTAAAACTTTCGCACATTTCTAGGGCTTTTTGTATGGTTGTGTCGTATATCTTGCGACGCTTGGTGCGAATCTCGCCGTTGACCTCTGACTCGTCAATACCACAACAATGGCTGATGCTCTCCATGACCTCGACCATACGTTCTGATTGTTCTTGCGCAATGGATTCGATGATGCCGTGCGCTTGCTTCTTGTATGTATTAAACAAATCATCAGCGATGTCCTGCGCTATCCCACAGCGAAAGTCGTTCATCGGCACTTCGGACACATACAAGTTAAGGCTGAACTTACTTGCCACTTGTTCCTTGGTCGGGTAATCATTTCGGTTGAACATAGTGCCTTGCTTGAAAGCCATGTCCGACACGATTGAATCGTAGTCGCTTGTTAATGAATCCACTAACGCATGGAAAGCTATTTGATGTTCGTGATACTCTTGCTTGAACTTAGGCACGTCAACGCTTGGCAATAAATTCTGCGATTGATTCCAGCGATAGGTGCGACGTTGAAGCCAGTTGTATACGGTCTGCCGATAATTCACCACCGCCTTGTGCTTGGGATGATTAGCCAACAGATTCTTAACATATCTGCCCGCGGACTTATCCGCATTCTTTGCCGTAGTAACCTCATCACTGATACCTCGGTCTTGCTTGGTTGCCGACCATACGCTGATGTCTACGCTTACTAGAACTGCCGAACTAGCAAGGCTAATCAGGTGTTCGGGTTTGGTTAATTCCATATTCATACACTTCTCCTTGGTTAAATTGAACTACGCTAAAAGTAAA